TCCGCGTGACATAGAAAATTATTCCTTGGTTGAGAGATCAAGCCTGTAGTGAACAAAGTCGGTCGGCTCGAAACCGCTTTTCATCAAATGCTTACCCACTTGCGGGTCTAACTGCTTCGGAACATGGCAGTGAACAAAGCGGATTCCCGCGAGGCGCGCTGCGCGAAATACTTCATCAAGCCGCTCCCTGATTGCCGCTGTCGCTTCCGGGTGGACGCCGAACTGGCAATACTCAATCGACTTTTCCTGATACTCCCCGCCGATCGCTTCGCCGTCTTTCTCGACTACCACGTAATCAAGAATTGCCGGGTCGGATACATCTGGCAGATCCGTGCTCCCCATTGGAACTCCCAGGAGCATCTCAATCTCGCCGTTCAGTTCCTTGATTTGCGGCATGTCCTCAGGACGCGCCTGCCGGATGGTGCCTCTAGCCACAGTCTTTGCAGTCCTTTGACTTCATGGCCTTATCGAGAGCGTTCATGTCCGTACTCGGTTTGCGTGACGGATGGTCGGGATGGGACAGCACCAGCGGATGCTGGCCGTGTCCGTGATCCAGGCAGTGCTGTAAGAATGCCAGTTCGCGGTCGCGCATCATCTTCTCGATGTTGCCGAGTTGCGCGTCAAACTCCTCGATGTGCGCTGGACCTACCGGAAATGGTTTCAGCGGGTCTTCTGTCGCGATGTGCGTCGGAACGACGACTTTATGCTCATGGCCAAAGTGGTCGCGGAACACGATTAGCTTCGAGTGCGCTTTCGGAATGAGTGTTTCTGTTTTTGTAATTGCCATGATCTTAAAGACCTGGATACCTTCCACCGCCCGCGCCGCCGCTGGTTCCGCCGCCGCCTGTTGATCCGCCACCGCCTCCGGCAGCCACCGTGGTCAATGTCGCGATGTAGAAGAGAGCATCGGCAATGGTCTGGAGGTATTGCGTTGCCGAAGGGAACGCCTGGTGTACAAGTTGAGCATTCAAAACAATGGCGTATTGCGTCGTGTAAGAGGCACCGAGAATGGTCGCTGCTGCCGTGGTGATCTGGTTTCCCTGTCCGTCGAATCGTGTGTACGAACTGCCGACTCCGCCGGGGCCGAAGAGTCTGATGGTCGCGCTCGATCCGGCATCAATCGAATTTGCCGTGGCGTTGTTTGTGTTCAATACAGACCGAGGCGCAATCGAGGTTGAACGCTGGAATCCGCTTTGCACGCCGATAGGCCCACAAGCCGCCGCCGAAGTGAAAATCTTCCATGCGTTCCAGTTCTGGCCATCGAACGAGGACCGCAAGCGCCAGAACTTTGTCTGGTTTGGGTCTTGCACTTCAAATGTCAGGTTCGCGCCGAGGTCGTAATTCGTGACATTTCCGGCGGCATCGAACAATAAATTTGTAGCTGACTGTGCCTGGTGAACCATGGGCGAGAGCAGAGAGTTCTGGTTGGCCGCAATCAACTGCCTGAATATCGCCGTGGTGGCCGGTTGCGTGTTCTGTGGCAGCGTGACCGTGATTTCAAACTTGCCGTCGATTCCATCCACTTCAAACGGGCACTGTGGTGGTAGTACCGGGTTGAGCGGAACTGCTGTCAGCGGGTTATCCACAAACCCGTTGTTGTAGGCCGGAAGCAGCGCCGAGATTTTGTCTTCCATGTCGCCCAGGCGTATAAACGCGCGGCGGAAGACATCCGGGGTTCCCGGCGGCAAACGGTTTGCATCGGAGTGGAAGACGCTCACTACTTGGCCCTCGCCTGAAACACTGGCCTTGCCCAGATCACGCACAGGTGCAGATCAAACCATGCGCCTGGAACCTGATTATTTGAGAATCTGACGCGGTAGCGTTCACCCTGCCCGGAGGCTTGCGCCTTGTAGCCAATGTCCGGCGCGATAAGGTCTTTGAGTTTCTTCTCCGTAGCCGCCGTGTTAATTCCACCGTCGGCTGTAGCCTTGTTGTTCTTGGCGATTACCGTCACGCCGATTGCTCCCGAGCCTCCCGATTGCGCCTGTACCCCGCCGAGTTGCGTTACCTTCAGCAGTTCGCCCGGAGGAACGGTTTCATAAACCGAATCAATGCCTACCGACTGTGTAGGCGTGAGGTCGGCAAACACTCCCGGCAGAACACCAGCCACAGCGCCATCGGCATTCGATGAAGCAAAGAGCAACTGAGAGATTGCTGTCTGAGAATCAAAGCTGCCATCGTTTGGAACGTTCTGAAGGGTTCTCTCGACTCTGGCACAACTGTTGGCCGCGATCGTGTCTATCGACCACTTGCGCGAAGCCGCCGAAGCGATGAACTTGCCGCGTGAGTAAATGGAAGAATGTACCGGCGGGTCGAGGTTTTCTGATTCCTCAAAATTGAGTTTCAGGATGTGGCTTGGAGTTGTGGCTTGTCCGAGGGGCACGCCGAAGCGAATCTCTTTTGTCTCGTCGTCAACCTGTACCCAGATGGTATGCTGATAGGCCCAGTTGATTGACCGCCAGGTGATTGGAATGTCTTTCGACACCCATACCGGCTTGTCGCCTCGAAAGATGTAGGCGCCGCTCCTGTGCGCGTAAGCTACGAAGTCTTTCCCCAGATCGTAAGCCCGCATGCCGCACGGTCCTGAACCGTTCCAACGCCGGCGGGCCGTCCACAGCGATGGGTTGGTCGCGTCGGTTGTAATTTCATGTCCGGAGTTCTCTTTGAGTACATACTGGACGGCGTTGTATTCCACCCAGCCCACGCGCTTCTCTTTGTCGTTTTCTGAGACTTGGAGGATTCCCGTCGAACCAAAGATGGTCTCGGGGTCGCGGATGGGCTAGATGTAGAACCCCGAAGGCAGAGAGTCGGGGAACCAGATCATCCGGTTCAATGTCGGCGAGAAGTAGCAATTCACTGAGTTGGGATCGGAATCTTGTCGAAGAACCCGGTTACGTTCGTCGTGGTAGCGAGTTGCAGCGTGAGATATGTGTCGGTGAAGTTGAACGTCTTCGTCGTGGTCGTGTTGTCGTTGATGACCGTCGAGGTAATGGCTATGCCATCGACAGAATCATCCTGAGGGATGTAAGCAAATGGGCCGACGGACGTACCGCCGGAGATGCCAAAGCACACAATTCTTGCTGCCGTGTTGGCCGGGCCGGTGGGAATGTGCGCCATATAAAGCTGTAGACCGTCTCCCAGGGCGTTGAAGTTCACCACCATGGCCTGAGTCATGCCGGAGATGTTGCCGTTCCGGTTCTGGAAAAGCACCACGGCGTAACGAGGGCCAGCGCAGATATTTCCGGCGAGGACGATGGCTGAGGTATCGACGGTTGGCGGTGCTACGCCGACAGTTGAACTATTCATTACCGGGTTGACACCGATAGGCGATGTGCCGCCGCCGAGTTGGAATGAGCTCAACAGCGGTGCCGCGCTCCCGTGTGCAACATCGGCTTCGTAGGTGTTGAATCCGGTTACAGCATTCAATCCGGTAAGAGCCTGAACCCATTGCGGAAGTACGGGGCTGGTGATGGTGAAACCGTCATTCAGACTGGTATTGAGAAACGAGAAGATGGGGCCGGGTATGGATTGACCGTTGCCATTAACCAGCGTGAGCGCCACGTAGACATCGCGTCCGGCGGGGAAAGCGCCAGCGCCGGGATTGCGCGTCACGACAGGGGCCGCCGTGAGAAGCTGCGTAAGCGATTGCGCCATCACTGGAGTAACTTCTTTCCACGTCACTCCACCATCGACCACCGTACCGCCTTCAGATGTCGGCCAGGTTGGCTCTACGTTCCCGGTGATTCCCGTGGTGATAGCGATGCACTGAAAGGAATGGCCATTGCCCGCCACCGTTGAAGGCGTGAACACCTCGCCGACTGCGACGGTTGCGCCAGCCGTCCAACTTGTTCCCACCAGCTTCATGCCGGCCGGATCCACAATGCCGGTATTCAGGTCGATGACTGCCGGAGCGCCCAAAGACTTCTTGAGGTCAGTAAAGGCCAGGTATCCACGGTTGAGTGTCTGCGTACCGTTCAGGTAGCCAGCCGGGAAAGCAACAAGGTTATTGCCGTCGGAGTTCTTTGCCGGCGTGACTGGAACCAGCGTTCCCGAGCCAGCAGTGGACTCCTGAAACATGTTCCCCTGCTGGTCGTAAACGATTGGCACCTGCTTATCGGGTACTACTCCATTGCCGGAATACTTGAATCCGAAGAGTCCTGTAACCGGCTGGTTCGTCCCGGTATTGAATCCCACCGCAACATTCCCCAGCTTCTGCCCGATGCCCCAGCGTGTACGCACACCTGTCATGTGGTAGGTGACGTTGCGCGAGACAGCAGCAACACCTAAAGGGAGATTGGTGATGTCGTCCTGTTCCTGAAGAGAAGAGAACTTATCGACAGGATGGGCAGTAAAGCCGTTGAAGTTGG